AAACTGGCACTCCATTTATTTTTTATGGCAGCGCCGACAAGTTTTGCACCAGGTTTATCTTTATCTGGAACAACAATGACTTCTCTACCTAGCGAGTTCAGTCGTGTACATTGAGTTTCATTTGGATCGTTATGCATTACAGCACAACCATCTATCGCTATGGCATCAAATTGGCCTTCTACAACGATGACGTATTTACGGTCGAATGTCTGTGCATCCAAATTAAACACATAACCTGGTTGTGCGTCCGTTAGATATTTTGGCTTACCTTCTTTGATCTTGCGTCCAGTGTAACCTACGATTTTCCCGTCGTGATAAAATGGCAGTATGACTCGATCTCGGTATCCATCAGCCGCACTCCAATGCCAGTTGTACCAATCCCACCCCATCTTACGAGTGGTTACAACATATTCGATTACTGCCAACAATTCTGGATCGTGGCATCCTTCCTCTATCCAAGTATCGATTGGCAAGCAATCATCAGGTAGGGGTTTTTCCTGTAAAGTAAAGTTTAGCGGCTTCTTAAGTACAGGTTGGTCGTCTACTACCTTCAATGCCACTAGGTTTAATTTGCCAATGTCTATTTCACTAAGCCCCATCCATTTGAATAGGCTTCTAGTATTCTTGCTGAGTAGTTTGCCCGGAGTCCATCCTGCTTTGAATCCGCAGTTGAAGCAGTGGTAAACAAATCCGTCTTTGTCGATTCTTATTCCACCACGAGCCCGTGTATCCATACTATCACCATTATGATGACAGCATACCGCGTTGAAGCTGGTCCATCCACTTGGAGAGGATTTACGCTTTGGAGGCAATAGTGCTAACAGGGTATCCTGTATTTCATTCATCAACTATTGTAACGTAACTGTATTACTAAGTCAACAAGCGTGATGTTCAACTTCTATATAAGACTCGGTCAAACGAACCGTAATAAGCAGGGTCGTCGTTGGTATTGGTGGCAGGATTATCTGCAGGGATGAATTGAACACGGACATAACTGTATATACCGTTAAAGTTGACATAGTCAACGCCGCTAAATCCATCATAAGTCAACGACTGTACATTGAAATAGTAGCCAGTTGAGTCTGGTTGATTATTCATTGTGGCCTGTATGTTTACCGTACCTTTGAAGTCAGTCATATACAGGGCCATTGTGTGTAATGCCGTGTTGCTTTTATATTCTGGATAGGCATAGACATTGCCGCTAGTGTGTTCGTATTTGCCCAGGCCGCCGTGGAGGCTGCTGTTGAATCTACGAATAAATGCAGTAATTTCTTGACTGGGCTGTAGTGCAGGGTAAATGTCCTCTGCCAAAGTCAGTGTACCGTTGATGCCATAGTAGGTATTTGAATAAGCTGGCAAATAAGTTCCGTCAGCAGGATCTTGGTAAGTGATGGAGAAAGTGTAACTGCTAACATCCAAGTCTACTGTATCACTTTCGGTAAGTGTCAATTGTGCTAGTCCACGGAGGGCTAAGGTAGACCCATCGTCAATAACTGTCAATTGTTTTTGTAACAATTGTCTTTTCTCAAGTGCGTCAAACATAGTAAACACAAAAGTTGAACTGTTGCTGATAGGTATACGTTTTTGGTCGCTATTCTTAAATTGAATTTGAACCTTGTTTTTGACACCCTTTTGTATTTTTAGATCACGTTGATACATAACTCGATTGACTCCTCGCACAGTTGAATCCAGGTCTAATATAACTGGATAAATATTTGGATATAAATAGACTGGTAAACTTAACATATGAGTATTTATTGATTACAATGTCATCTTCCGAAACCTTCCAAGAACTCCACCCCTTTGTCTCCTGCGTAAAATCGAACAATATCGAATACGTGGGCATTGTTATCAATTTTGATGACTACGTTACTAGCATATATGATATTAGTATGATAATTACAGACGAGGCACGTCGTAAATTTTTAGAATTGGGTGAAGTTTGGTGGTGGGAATCTAATAGAAAGATTCCCATTAGCATTTTTCTAAAGAAGGAAATGCAGGCATTTAGATATGCTATCAAAACATTTAATAGCAAAGATATCGAATTAGTATTTGGGCCCAGTGTAAATCTAAGTGAGATCGCCGAAAAGCGTATCAAACGCAAAAGTATTCAACTAGTACGTGTTCCTAAGAATACCCGTAACTGATCTTTTCACAAATCAAATTCAATTGCACTACAATAACACTTGCATAGGAAATTGAATGACTCTTCTTAAAGAAATAGGTATCGTCAGTCTTAGTCCAAATTTCATCTTGGATCGCTTGGAAGCCCTGCTCCTTGCATATTGGAACGAGATGTTTCTTCCCAGGTCGCATCATAGCCAAGACCATAGCTAACTCAGTTACACTTTTTGGCGCAAGACTGGCTACCAATGTATGATATCCATTAATATGGAATAATTGATCGCACACTTCTTTCTCGCCTAGCAATTCCCAAAGTGGTTCAGTATTCAGCAATTGAACTAAATGGTCTTCATCTCTAACACCTTGATAAGCACTGACATTCAAAAAGTCAATCTTAAAATATCCTCTTGATTCAGCAGTCTTATAATCAATACTGGCTTGCCCAGTCAGTGGATTAACGGGAATAGGTTGACAATAAACACCTGTGTTATGTTTGCGTCCATCTTCCAAAGTGGCAGGAATATGTTTAATGATGTCTAACACACCATTACGATTTGCAAAGTCTAAATCAATATCCGGCAATTCTTATCTCATCATAGGTTGGTGCATAATTACCGCGGTGTTGAACTGTTATGCTTGCAGCGGTGTTAGCAAACATTATAGCAATTTTTATGTTTCCTGTCAATAGGTATTGATAAGTTAGCGCTGCCAAAAAAGTATCCCCTGCACCGCACACATCTGCTACTTCAACTTTAGTTGTTCGATATGTTTTGCCTTTATATTGAGCACCTTTGTCTCCTAACGTAACAATAACATTGTCGCCAAGTGTTTTGGCATTCTTAAATTCAAGTTCGTTAATTTTGATATAAACGTGGGGTGACTGGAATGGGCGGGCGATGTCTGCTAATCTAGTTTTCTTTGTATCAATAAAGACTGGACACGAAACTTGTCTAACGAGGTCTTCTATTTCATCATAACGTAAAAAACCCTTATCATAATCTGATATCACAATGGCATCATAACTTGTAATAGGGTCCGATGTTTTGCCACTCCAGTGAACAATTTTGGGTTCATCATCCACTCTTAGTAAATGTTGTCCTGATCGTTTATCAATATATCTAGTCTTTTTAATGACGGCATCGTTAGTAATGAACTCTGCATCAATGCCTAACTGTTTAAGATTATTATATACGTTAGCAGCCATACCAGGCACTGTTGTAGTTTCAACATCCTTGATAACTGGCACTGGTGCTTCTGGACTCAGTCTATCAACTGTTCCAATCTTATATTCATCAATGCAACTATCACCGATCAGTAATACTTTGAATAATTTTTGTGCTGGAGTATTCTTCAATTCTGTCATACCAATGTATCTTTTTAACGTATTGTTCTGCTACTACGCTTTTGCCTCGCCAATCACTACCCTTAACCATAATGTCTGGCTGGTAAAGTTTAAGTAATCTAATAAGGTCTTCTTGACTGTCAAATAGTTCTACAATATCTACAGCCTTTAAATTTTGTAGCATTATTCTGCGAAAGTTTTGATCGTTGATAGGTCGCTTATCGCCCTTAAGTTCTTTAACACGGCTGTCAGTATCGATACATACAACAAGGTAGTCACCTAAACTACGGGCCGTGTTTAGCATAGCAATATGCCCCGGATGGAGAATATCGAATGTACCATTTACAATCACTGTAGTCATGGATAATGCTTTCTTAACTTGGTCACGTCTGCACAAGTATATTTTTGATACTGTGTTTTAAGGTCATCTGGCATTGGGATATATTCAATCTTTGCTTCTAGACCTTCAGCAATAGTTTCTGCAATATGTTGGAATGACTGTGGCTTGCCTGTTCCCACATTCCATATACCAGACTCTTGTACATTAAAGAATTTCTTGTGTACATTGATTACTTCGCTGACTGGAACAAAATCACGTAGGAATTGGTCACTACCTTCAAACAATTTAATAACACCAGTCTCTTCTGCTTGCTTAGTAAACTTATGATGTGGACTAGGTTGATCTTTATGATCTTCGTGAGGGCCGTAAACATTGAAGTAACGGAAACCTTGTACACGAATGTCCTTAAAGTTTTGCGACATCACACTTCTATCAAATAGGTATTTGCTCCAAGCATAGGGACTTGCAGGATTTGGCGGGGTATTTTCACTAAAATTATTAGTCAGCCCGTATACGCTGGCACTGCTGGCATATTGCAAGTTAACACCATTTTCTATGCAGGCTAACAGTGTTAGACAACTAAAGTCATGATTTTGTCTCATAACTTTTTCTACATCTCGTTCGTTAGTGCTACTAATTGCACCTAAGTGAATACACCAATCTAAACCAGCAAAGTTTGGAGGAGCATCACCCCAGTTGTAAAAAGAAAGTTCGTGGTCGTCTTTAAGTGCATTGACCATATTTTGGCCAATAAAACCTTTATGACCCGTAATTAAGATTTTCATTTCTGACTATCGCCTTTTCCTACACGGTAATTATCTGCTATACTATCAGGCATACTAACTTCAATAATTGTTCCTTCTTCAATACATATCAATTGATGAGGTAACAGCGGAACATTATGCCAAGTATCTCCCACATTTAATTCATGGGCTTGTACATCTGCTGTTTTAGTATCGATAATCTTAACAATAAACTTTCCACTTAGTACATACCAAGATTCTTCTTTCTCAGAATGAAAGTGCATACTAAATTTTGCGCCTGTATTAAAATTCATTAACTTGCCGCAGTACTTGTCAGTGGTGGCCCAAATTAATTCGCTGCCCCAACCCTTTTTTACAAAGCCTTCTAATCTTATCATTCTGGTATCTCCGTAAATCTCAATAGGAAACTTTCCATATAACAACTATATTCAGTACCAGTATCTTGCTCTCGATAATAGATCCACGTATGATCTTCGATTTCCTTTGTGTATATTACACAGAATATTTTACGGCTATCCGCGCCGCACCACTTGCTTCCATCTTTTGGTATTTTCATAAAATTCCTTTACTAATTTTACATTTAATTTTGCGGATCGTCAACTTCTAACCAAGTATGATCGCCCATATATTTTACTGGTGTTATGTATTCATAATCTTCTGGAGGACTGGCTGACCACCCTTTTGGGCCATTGTGTACTAACAATGTTTTCATTTTTCTCTTATCCCAAACTAGATAATATACCTGCCCCATTACTGCTTTAAACTGATACTCGGCAGCGTGTACGGCATCTGTAACTTCTAATCTACGTTTAATTTGTTCTGCTTGTTTTTGTAACACATTAACTAATTCTATAATTCGATCATATTCTTGCTGGGCATACATCCTAGCGTGATTGATCATTATGTCTTTTTGCCGAGTGACTGGGATTAGATCAAATTTTACAGCGCCTGCTTCAGTGGGGTACTCAGATACATTCCTATTAAAGAATGGAATCAAAGATCCAGTTGATGTGGAATCGTAACTTGTTCTACCTTTGGCAGAATTTGGTTGTGTCACAGTTCTCCACTTTCTGATAATTTTAACATTAGGCTATATTGTTCGTATGCTTTTTTCACTGCTGGATATTTGTCCCTCAAATATCGTTCACGTTCTTTTTGTTCCATTAATGTTTCAAACATTCTGTAATGCCCTTGCTTCTTCATGTTATTAAACACTTCTGATTCAAAGTTTGCAACTCGTTCTAATTCACTTTCTGCAATCTCTACAGTATACAAGGGTTCGCTATCGAACACAATATCTTCATAAACACGATTAAAATCCAAGGGATCATGAAAGTAATTTATATTGACTTTATGATAACGGCTTGCTCTTTTGTTAGTGTCAAGAATATTAATTCTGTGGTGTTGACAAAACTCTTTCACTATATCAGTGGTCATTTTATTCCGACTTCTTCTAAAATTTCTTTCACTAATGCAACATCAGCTGGCAGTTCCTTAAAACGTTTACGCCAGTGTGGCACATCAAAAGCAGGTGCAATCATATTCAATTGATCGTCGCTCATATTACGAACCATTGCTTTTCCATCTTCGCAATTTAAAATCACCCAGCAACTGATCTTACCATTTACAATATCGTTAACTGCACGATTTAGTGTGGCATATAAAAAGTAATGATTAAACTCTGCACTATGTTCGTCGCCCCATTCCATCATTGTTTGTAGGGTTCGTTGTACTGCTGATTCTACTGGTTCTGTTTTCAGCATTTCATAAAGATACTTTTCATACAAACTATCTTTACACCAGTTATCTAATTTAGCACCACTTTTAATCACGTAGTCAATAAACTTGTCTGGGTACAATGGGTTAGCGTTATTAATAAAACTACCAAATTTTACAAAGGCGTTATAATAACTGCTGTCTGCAAAGTTGTCATAAGTCTTGGGCTTTTTGGCATTTTGTGTTAATTGCCAAAAACGATTATAGGCCATAAAACCTGCCTGCACTCTTTTCTCATCCTTTTGTAGTGCGCGGCGCTTTCGCTCGCACATATGTGCCACAAGAGTTTTTTCTTGCATAAAACTCTTGTTACAATGCACACAACTATAAGGTTGATTAACCAATGCTATCACGCGGCCTTCCTAAATTTACTCAATAAATTATTGGCTAATGTAAGATCATCTATCAAGATTTCATTATGTATGGGAGTCATTTTAATTAAAAATTTTCCAGGCGAATTCGGGTCGTGCGATACTGTAACATTATGAGTGGTAGAATTCCAAGCTGAATTATTAAAATTAAGGTTTAAATTTACAATATTGCTATAATCAAATTTATTCATATTCTTTCCTTTGTTTCTTATCAAATCCCATTGCATCAAATAACTCTGCACGTTCGTCATCTGTCATTAATTTAGCTAATAATTTAATCTCATCATTTTTCATTGTGGGATTCAGTTCCTCAATCAACTTTTCAAATTTGTCAAGACTGCCCTTTAACATAGGCATAAAAGTGTGATCAACTTGTATACCTGCGCCCACACCGGCATACAACTGCCACAATAAACCTTCGTGATTTTTACTCAACGCCCAATGATGTTTATTAACATTTTCATTAGTTTGTGTAATATACCATTCCTTAATATCTCTGTCAGGATGTGGCGTATTAGAAATAAATCGCATCAGCACATAGGGGCTAAACTCTTTAAGTTCGGCTTCAGACAGTGATGAATAAAAATCATAGTTTTTATTATCAACTGCCTTAAGTACTCGACCCAGGTCTAATGCTTTAGGTTTTTTAGGTTTTGCTGTTGCCATAATTATACTGGATGATAGGGAACGGTTTGTTAAGTAGGATTGCTTAGATGATATAATATTATACATTGCTCCAGTGCTTTTTGCAAGGCAGGATTAGTCTTTGCTGCTCGACGAATTTCGTTCCACAGCTTGTCTTCTCGAATATGATCAATTAAAGGCCTGCCATCACTGGTACGAGTATCTACAGGTTTTTTATATTGATAACCAACTAAATTCCTATCTAATTGACCCGCTTCTCTGGTGTAAATTTCTTCACCACTGCGTTCGTAAATTAAGGTTGCCCCTGGTGTAAGATTTCCCATAAATCACCAGCATTTAGTAAAATCTACCAATTCACTTTGGCGACTGACTTCTTTTACAAAGTATGCGCATCGAGGTGAAGGTCCAGGTTCTAATGGAGTGCATAACAATTGACCAGGACGCATTTTAGGAAAGTACCATTTAACATCTTGATAAACATCAATAATATCAATATCTAAAAATTCTGGTCTAAAACTGCTGCGTGGATTGAAACAAAATGTTCTAAATCCTCGGTCGTTCAAACTTGTTAAAGGCAACACTTCCATGTCAGGGCCCTCAGGATCGCCTACAATAGTACACCAATCCAACGGCATAGTAACTTCATGTGGGCCTATTTGTAATACCACTGCTGGACCTGTAAAACTTTCTAAAAAGATTAAAGGAATAAAGAAATGATCAGGGTTTGAACTATCGCTATTATCTAACACAGCAAACCTCAAATCGTCTTCTATTTCATTAGGCAAGTCGTTAAGGTAATATGTTTGATTTTCTAATGTAAGTATCTGCAGAATAATTCTCCAATTTGTTATTATTAGTTTACACGCCTGACATTAAGATGTCAATCGTTAATACTTTGTTTTTTCGATTGAGAACGGGTATTTGGCATCTTTGTAAAACTTTTTACGTTCGGTAAGGTGCCTTTTGGCATATTTCGACGCCGCTGTGATATCCCAAATTTGTACAAAGTCCTTGTCATCTGCTTTTCTAATGCCACGTCCAATGCTTTGGATAACGCGGACAAAGCTCTTTCCGGGCTCAAGAAGAACCAGATTAAAAATCCTTGGAATATTAATACCCACAGCGGCCACACCGTAAGTCGCCACAATAATCTTGTTAGTAGCAGTTTTAATTTCATCATATTCTTCTTTGCGATCTTTTGTTTTTACTTCGCCTGATACAAATACGGCATCAGGAAGTCTTTCAATAATTCCTTTTCCAGAATCAATTCTATTAACCAATACTAATGTGTTTCCTGTTTGAGAAATCTCTTTAATTAACTTGCTGACATAGGTCATCCTGCTATCATCAGTTACTAGATATTTTAATTCTTCTGCATAACTACCAAATTCTTTCCACTCGGCAGTTTGAATAATATTTACGTGACAAGTGCTCAATACACCTGCTTCTTGCAAAGTATGTGCAGCAACTCGGTTTACTACTTCACCCAAACTTGCGCGAATACTTTGAAATTCATGCTCTGCTTTAGGTATAGTCCCAGTCAATCCCCAACGTATAGGTGCGTTGGCAAGATTTCTAGTCAGCAAATTTTTAAGTACATCTGCCTTGGCCATATGCACCTCGTCCACCATAACACACTGTACATTGTCCAGCAACATTTCCAATCTAGCACAGGCAGCTTCGTCCCAATTTTTGCTATTTTTGTCCAAAATATTCAAACTTTGCCAAGTGCAAATTGTGTGAGTTTTATCAAGGTCTTTTCTGTCGCCATAGTACACACCCACATCCAATTTACAATTAATAAAATCTTCTTCAGTTTGTTCAACAAGACTTTTGTTAGGAACGATGGTTATTGTTCGACCGTATTTTTCACATATTTTGCTCAGTGTTGCGGTGGTAATAGTTTTACCAAAACCGGTGGCAATTTCTTGTATGCATTGTGGATTTTTTAAGAATATGTTGACTGCATCAACTTGATCTTCACGTAATCGAATTTTTTCACCAGCAAACCTATGTCCTTCCGGCCACGTTTGATCGCCCCAAAAATCCGCCGAAATTTCAGGAAATTCTAAGGTCGTAGGTCGACGGTGATCTTCAACTTCAACGTAGAAGTTTTTACTTTCAAGATACTCTAATACAGTTGGTAACATACTAAGGTATGTAGTTCCGCCTAGACCAAAAAAACTGATAGAACCGTCCCATCGACCCAATTTATAACTGGGTCTAAAGCGGGCACTAGGGTCTTCGTACTTGAATTTTTTAACTAACGCTTTTCGAGTATCAAGATCTAAATTTTCAAATTTGACATTAACCTCGTCTTTAATAATAACTTTACAAGTTGCCAAAATTAAGTCCTTTTTGATTTTTGTTCACGTCAAAATATACCAAATTTTGGTGATTTTTCACGAAAGATTTCAGTGTGTAATGTGCGCTATCAAATCCTAAATTAATAATAGAGTTGAATCTGATTCCAGATTTAACTAGTGGTTTAGGCAGTTTGCCACTGATAAACACCACTTTTGTTTCAGTGTCAATTGGCCCATTTATTCCCATTTTTTTGACAAAATCATTGAAATTTTTACCACTTTCTGTCGGTAATCTGAATAAAACGCTCATATTTTTTTCTGCCACTCCAATGCCCTTAAGAATGCCAAATGCACGTTCAAGTTTTTCTAATTCCGATCCGCCAGGTACAATGAACAAAGTTGGTCCCATATTTTTTAGTATGATTTCCAAGCATTTTACGTCATTTTCGCTGTTGGAAAGTTTGATTGGATTGCCATTGTCAGAAGTTAGGAACTGTTTAATCTTGGCATCAATTTGATCACTATTCAAATACCTATCAATGTCGTCAGAGTATAATGAGACACCATATTGCCTTGCTTGGCAGACTGCACCTACTACATCAGTGGCGGTAATTTCTGGCATATTTTTGGGAGAATTCACTATTTTTAAGGTTCCGTCAACTGACGTTAATATGGGTGCATACTTTTCCATATTTTGAATAATGTCAGCAGTTTGATTAGCATAATGCTTAAATTGATCGTCGTAATCAAAATCAATGTCACTGCATAAGTTGGACAAAAATTGTATATTGTCTTCCCTTAACTGAAAATTCCAAGAAGTATTGTCCTTATCCCATATAATATTATTTGTAGGGTCGCTAGTTCTGTATTTTTTAATTTCTGTAATAAAATATTCGTCATACGGAAACCGTGCTTCGATAATTTTATTATCAATAATTTTGATGGAACGATCAGTCACGGTTTTTCTAATTTTAAATCTAAATTGCGGGTTTTCTAAGAACGGGCGAATATCTTTCTTCAATTCTGTAGATAATCTCTCTGCATATCTAGTAATAATTTTTACTGCCAGTACACTTTGTTTTTCAGTGAAGCCAGTCCCGTTCATAATTTGATTTGTAAAACTATCAATAATTTTAGAATCAAATCTGTTGGGTTTGACTTGGCCAAACATAAACTCGTTGATTAAGTCTTCAATATACATAACAGTATTATACACTTATAGTGAAATATCTTCAAGCCCTGCGGCACGTAATTTAATAATATTGCTTAATTGCCATTGTTTAATGTCCAAACCCTTAACAATGCCTAGCCACTGATTCCGCAACATAGCAAATTCATTAATGACTTTTTCCATATCCACGACATCAGATTCGCCGTCAACATATTTTTCAACATCCCTGCTACTAAGGGCACGTTGATAGTTTTCCAGATATTTTCTAAATGTTTTACTTCGAATTCTACGTAATTCAATATTTAGATATTCCAGTACCGCTTCAATTTCCTGAAGTTGATTAAATCTATGCTCCACAATGCCAGGCAAGCTCGCAGAGGCTTTTTCTACGCTGCCGTAGATTTTAACCTCTTTGCGGGCCTGCTCTAGTTCACTATAAAAATAGTCTAAACAACCTGGTAAATGCGATATGTCAGATGAGACCTTAGCATACCAAGACATGGATTAATCCTCGTCTTGGTATAGGTCCCAATCATCCTCGTCAACTTCTGTATCAACATCTTCGTCGCCAGCGACTAATTCGATAGCATCGTCGAGTGCTGAATCATAACCAACAAGTGCTTTTAATGTGGAAGTTTCTACATCTTTACCAAGTAAGAAATCTACAAAATGATTTGCAGCAATTTCTTTATTTTTATCAGATATATACTCTTTAAAAACATCCCAAATTTCAATAATTAGATCTTCTTCCATTTTTATTCCTCAGTTTCTTCTATAGTTGCGGAAATACTATTACTTGTATCTTTCCATTCAGACATCATAATAGTCAATCCATCTTTTTCGTTACGTTCCCAAGCCTTGCGGAATTGTTTGATAATTTCGCCATCTTTAGTAGTGTAGACAAGACTATTGCCTTCTTTCTTCAATGCACCCTTACCTTCAAACAAGTCAACTAATCCACTAAACGGACTCATACCTGTTGAGTATGGAATCTCTACTTGTACACTTTCGAAAGGCTTAGAATAACGAGTTTTCATAATCTTACAAGCACTACGAATACCGTGCACTTCAGATGTTTTATTACCGTCAGCATCAGTCTTCAGTTTTAATTTACGCATAGCAACAACGATAGAACTTGCGTAAATGAATCCTTGACCGCCACTAATTTTGTCATCTGGGTCAAACATATCTTGACTTGCATATGTGTGATTAGTACAAACCAAACCAACATTCCACGACCCAAACATATTAACGCAGTTACGAACTAGACTAGTAAGTGCCTTAGGTTTACGACCCATATCACCCTTCATCTCGCCTGCTTCAAACTGATTAACGTCAGTTGGAGTCAACAACATACCCAACGAGTCAACTACAAACAATACTTTTGGACGCGACTCTTCAGGCATAAGTTTATACTCTTTCATAAACTCGGAGATAGTTTTTGCCACATCGTCAATCATAGCCATATTAAGTTTTAACAACTTTTCATCGCTTGTATTGACACCTAAGTCAATTAACCATTTTTCATCAAGTGCGTTTTCGCTATCAACTAGGATAACGTAAATGCCCTGTTCCTGTGCTGCCTTAATAATATTGCCCGAGCAAATATAACTTTTCCCTGCACCACTTTCTCCAGCAAATACTGTTACCTTACCCAAAGGGACTCCTTTGAAGAAGTCCCCCGAGATAAGATAGTTTAGAGCATAATTGCCAGTGCTGATCCAGTCAGTAGGATCATTAAAACCGATTCCCAAACCATCAATACTCTTAGTGATAGATTTGCGGAATTTCGAGATATCGAAACTCTTTGACATAATCTATCTCCTAATTAGGTGCTTTGACGATTACGAATCATTGCAATGATATCTGCTGCTCGGCTACCTGCACCACTTGCTGGTTCAGTCTTTGGAGGAGTGTTAAACGATGCTTCTGCACCTGCAACATCATCTTCCCAAGGTGGATTAGATTCAACTGCATCTTCTACAACAGGTGCTGGACGAGCCGCAGGTGCGGGACGACTTGCTGCCTGAGTTGGTGGCAAAGAAGTAGTAGTTGTGTAATTGCTACGAAGACCATCTGGCTTGTAGTAAGCACCCCAACGCTCCATATCAAATGCTTCGCCGTCAACGGACGCTTCAAACATTTCTTTCATTACGCGAAGTTCAACATCAGTTGGTTTCTTAGGAAGGAATGTCTTCAAATCAAACAAACCAAATTGTTTAATTGCTGCGTTTTCTGCTTCGCTCAAAGCACGTTCACGACGACTCCAATTACTGGTTGTGTAGTCAGCATAACCACCTTTACTAGTTTTAGCAATCTTGAAATCCAAGCCACGGACATAGTCTGTTGGCAATTCTTCAATTTCACTATCCATTAATGCATTCTTAACAATGTTAAAAATTTGGCTGCTCATAATGAAACGACGAATTGGATTTTCAGGAACCTTGTCTTCTTGTAGTTTGCTATCAACTACCAAACCTTGGAACAAGTAAGACTTCTTTTTCCAGTACTTACGACCCATTTCTTCCAAAGATTTATCTTTGAACCAAGGACGAACTTCAGTAAGAATTGGGCAAGTTTCACCCCACATTTCCATACAAGGAACTTGTACAGTAACTGGTTTACTTGCTGTATCACCTTTAATACCGGCGAATGGCAATTTGATCATTGCACGTTCGATCCAGAAAAAAGTGTTGTTTGGGTCTGCGTCAGGAAGGAATCTGACTGTTGCTGTTTGACCTTCTTGGATATTCCAATGCGCATAGATTGCATTGTCGCCTCCGCCTTGGCTTGAATTTTGTTGGGATGAAGCTTGGAGCTTCGCGCGGATTTCTGCTAAAGTTGCCATAATGTTTTGCCTTTATAAAATGTATTATGCCTCTTCTTTAAAGCCAACTGACTAAAAAGAAAAATGTGTGCATACGATTAAGTATACACACATCTATTTATCTCCACAACCTAAATGGTAGTAGAAACTGGTATTTTTTTACCAATTATTTTTTAAAATCAAGCAGTCTTTTCATTGCCGAAAATTCAGATTCTGCTACATTTTCTTCTGCTGACATAATGTTATTGCCAGGTGCATGTCCATTAACTGTAATATCTCCGCCCATTTCTTCTACTTTTGCTTTAACATTGCCTAACAATTCTTTCAAACGAGATAAGCCGTCATCCTCAATTGGACCGTGTTTCTGTTCGTATTTTTGAGTTAATTTTTCCATAAACTCTAATGCCAGTTGTTCGCATTGATCACCAACTTCATCTCCAAACATTTCTGCGCATTTCTTTTTAATGTCTAAAGCAATGTTTGGAACACCGTTAAATGGTCCCACTGCCGGGTTGTCTTCATTAAATCGACTCTTAACTAGTTTGGCAACTTCCTTAACAACTGCTTCACGAGTTGGCATTGTCTTGTTAGGCATACCACCCTGTTCTTCATTTTCAGCAGTTGGTTCTTCAGCACCTGCTTCTGGTTCAGGCTCGGCCTGTGGAGTTCCTGTACCGCTCATTCCTAACGCTACTGCTAGTTCAGGATAGTCTTGTTGTGCCCAGACTTTGAAAACTTCAACTGCATTTGTTTCTGGATCAACATTGGCAGCATCTTTAAATTTATCTTCTAGATCTTCATCTTCAAGACCTAGTTCGCTAAAGAATTGCCAAGCAGTAGTTCCATCTGGACCCAATTCTAATTCAGGGCCAGTTTGGTCTTTAGGCAATGAATCTAATGCTTGTTTAAGTTCTGCGATTTGATCATCAGTTAATTTATTTTGTTCGGTAGCATCTGCCCAATCTTCAAATTCTTGTTCAGGACCTGCTTTACCGTGACTAGCAGCACCCATACCAATATCAAATGCCTCGTCAGCATCTTCTTCAGATTCATTAACAAACTCTTCTAAGTCTACAATATTATCTTCGCTCATAATTCTATGTAGTAGCGGGAAAAATGCGCTTAGTTCTTCTTGGAAAGTAGATTGAGTAAATTTCTGTTTATACTGTTCCATTGTGACGTCATCTAAACCGTCATCCATCATACTGGGTTCTTGGAAAGATTCCATCCAACGCTCGTAGTGTTGACGCTTGCCTAAACATTCCACCTGTGCTTTTAGTTCTTGTAAACGGCCTATGGCTCTTTCTGTAATTCCTGTTGCGTCATCGTGCAAGGTGGCTCTGTGTACTTTACGTTGAAATTCTTGTAGTTGAGCAATTTGTTCGCTCATATTGATAATTGCCTTGCCTGCTGGATCGTGCGGAATGCCGCCGTGGTCCACGTGTTGTGCCATTGCAAATGCGCCTGCTGGGTGAATGAATGGATACTTAAAACGTTCACCGTCTTGGTTTTGAATAAAAATTGCCTTGATGTTTTTCTTTTGACTGCGGGAGCCCGAGTATTCTTCATCTACTGGTCTAGCGTGACGTACAATAACTTCTGTTTTACCAGCAACTGCACGGCTAGTTTTCTTTGTGCTTTTATTGTTCCAGCGTGATTCGTTCATAGTTGTCATATCTTGTTGTTCCTTAGGGCCCTGGGTCGTGGCCAAATGTTGAAAATCGTTTTTATCAAGGTTTGTTTTGGCAATATCTCTAGTGTCAAAACGTAATAGTCTACGCATAGCAAAGAAACGCATTTCTTTTAAGAATTTGAACCACTCATTTTTGACTGGATCATCGTGATTTTCTGTAATGCCTTGACTGTAATAAACTTTTAAACTACCCAAATCACCAAGGCTAATGCTAACACGGCCTAAGTTGTTGCCTTCGAAAACAAAGTCGAAATCAAAGAATACTGCTTCAGCAGGATCAATAGTCACTGCACCAGTTTCGTCGCCCATTTCTAAATTGGAGAAACGGCTGCGAACTTTGTCAAAAAGGTCTTGGGATATTATTTGAATAGGTTTCATATCTATATTTAGTATGTGCTAATGTAAATGGGCATAGGTAAATCGTGTTCTTCAAGCCCGTCTTGATCCCGCATTTTGTCATAAATCAACGGATCCCATTCTTGAAGTGTCATAATCATACGAATGTTTAGCAATACACTTGATACTAGGTCATCGTGCTGCCCACCTTTGCCTTTGAATGTCACACCCTCTGCTACAAACGTTTTTAGTTCACTAATAAGCGACTTACTATAAACCTTCATTTTGTTAGTTTCAATCAACTGCTTTAATTTAGCACAGGCTGATATTTTACTATTGTGCGTAGTATTAAATCCCTTACGGAATCTACGAACATGACCACGCTTGACTGGTTCACTTAAGAATAACCCCGGGAAAGTTTCTTAACCAATGCTTCGAT